CTAGAAGACTGCCGATACCGCGTTCACAGCCTCCCTCTTCGAGTCCATGTTCACATGCGTGTAGATGTCCATGGAGATCTGTGAGCTGTAGTGTCCGGCGAGCTCCTGCATCACCTTGGGGTGCACGCCGCTGATGGCAAGCAGGGTGAGGTACGTATGGCGAAACTCGTGAAGACACCATCCGTCGAGACCGTACTTGCCGCGATCCTCGGTCCACCAACGGCTAAGGCTCGTGGGCAGGACGCGGGTGCCGCAGTTGTCGGAGATGACGGGGCTGTCGTCGGTCTGCTCGATGTAACCCTCCTCCGGCTTGCGCCATTGGTTGGTGCGGGCATAGCGCTTGAACTGAGCCTCCTTGTGGGCCTTGAGCACCTGGACGGTCTTGTCGGAGAGCGGCAGAACGCGGGTGCCGGCCTTGGTCTTGGTGGCCTTGAGGTTGCCCCTGGCATCGTAGGAGTGGCGAATGTCAGCGACCTTGCGGTCGAAGTCTATGTCTCCCCACGAGAGCCCGCAGATCTCGCCGCGGCGCAGGCCCATGGTGATGGCGAGGAGGTAGGCGCACTGGCGGTCGGGCTCGGGGTCGAGAGCTTCTATGAACTCATGGGCCTTCGCGGGGCTGAGGGCACGCTTTGCCTTCGTGTCCATCTTGGGCGGGTTGGCTTTGTCACACGGGTTGAACACGAGGATCCCCTCCTTCTTTGCCTGCTCGAACACGAGCGTGAGGTTGTCATGTATCTGGTTGACGTACGAGCCGCCAGACGGCCTGCCGGAGAGCGTGTCGCCCTTAAGCATCGCGATGTACATGTCATCGAGCATCGTGGGCGTGATGGCTGCGAGGTTGGCCTTGCCGAGGTGCTTGGCCACGGCCTTGAACTGCTGGCGCTGCCTGTCGATGGTAGTGGCTGCGACCTCCTTGTTGAGCTCGCGCCTGTCGACGTACCGCTTGCAGTACTCTTCGAGCGTGTATGTGGTTCGACCCTGGACCCTATCGCCCTCGACTTCTTCCACGAACTCACGCAGGGCGACCTTGGCCTGGGTGTACGTGCCGGCGAAGCGTCGCGACTTGGTCTTATAGCGACCTGTCCTGGGGTCTTTTCCCAGGGAAATGCGCAGCTCCCATTTGCGGCACTTGTTCTTGGGCTTGTCCTTCTCCTTCTGGATGATGAAGCCGCCGCCGTTTGTGTCTGCCATTGAGCTCACCTGCCCTGCTGGGTAGCGATGAGCTGGTCGCGGAAGGCCAGGAACTGCAGGTACTCGTCGAAACGCTCCTTGCCGCCTTCGCTGAGCGTGCGGTAAGCGGCATTGAGGTCGCGGCCCTGCGTGTCGTCGGCGCTGTCGCGGCCCACGACCGCATCGATGGAACAGTGGAGCTTGTCTGCGATGGCCCACGCCGCTCGCAGCGGGATGCCGCTGTCGGGGTCTGCCAGGGTGCGCTCATAGCGCGAGTAGGTTGTCGCGGGGATGCCGAGAACGGCTGCGAATTCCTTGCTGCTGCGGTATCCTGCCGCCTTGCGGAGGTCCGCCAAGGATGTTTTGGGTGGAACAGGCGTCTGGGCGCTGTTCATGCGGTTAGTTGATGCCATATAATGACACCGTCCTTTCTAGGCGCTACTAGGTTGGACACGGCCCGTGGGTGTTGCAGCACTCTCGGGCCAACTCTTTTTGCGGCTAGAGTCGTATCGTGCTGTATTCGATAGTGACCCTATGCTGCCTGTCGAACGCTTGCATTACCCTGGCTATCACCTCCTCGTCCTTCTTTCCGTATTCCTCGTCCATCCGTGAACGCTCGTCTGCGAGCATCGACTGGATCTCGTCTTCCGACCAGTGCTTCTCGGTGCCGTCGGCGTCGAGGTATCCATCGCGCAGCTCTTCCTCGAGCCCCTCGCAGTGCTGGTCGATGCCGGGCTTGCGCTTTGCCGCCGCCTGCTCGGATAGAAAGCTCTCGAAGGCGGAGCGCTCTTCCTTCGGCGTCGAGAACGCGACGAGCTCGTTCATCTCCATAGCCATTGTTCTTCTCATCATTGCCAACCCGAAGGCGAACGCGGTGGTGGTGAGGCGTTTCTCCAACACCTTGCGCGATTCCGTCTACCAGCAGATACAGTGGGCGATCGAGGTGCTCGGCCTGGAGGGCGTGTTCCGCTGCCGCGTCTCTCCCATGGAGATCACCTACACCCCTACCGGGCAGCACATCGTGTTCCGCGGCGCGGACGATCCCCTCAAGCTCAAGGGCGTGAAGTTCACCAAGGGCTACTGCTCGGTGGTGTGGTTCGAGGAGCTGGACCAGTTCGAGGGCGTGGAGGCCGTGCGAAGCATTCTCAATTCTCTTCGCCGTGGCGGCGACCGCTTCTGGATTTTCTACTCCTACAACCCGCCCAAGACGATGTGGAGCTGGGTGAACGTGGAGCGGCTGGAGCGCGTGAGGCGTGACGACACCCTCGTGCGCGGGAGCTCTTATCTCGATGTGATAGAGACGCATCCCGACTGGCTGGGAGCGCCGTTCGTGGAGGAGGCCGAGTACCTGCGCGACACGAACGAGCAGGCGTGGCGCTGGGAGTATCTGGGAGAGATCACCGGCACCGGCGGCGCCATCTTCGACAACGTGCACGAGGCGAGGCTCTCCGACTCCCGCATCCGCACCTTCCAACGTATTCGCAACGGCGTGGACTGGGGCTGGTTCCCGGACCCGTGGCGCTTCGTGCGTTGCGCCTGGGAGCCTGATGCGCGGCGCCTTCTCATCTTCGAGGAGCACTCGGCGAACAAGATGATGCCGGCGGAGACGGGCAAGATCGTGGTGGATTCCCTCACCTTCCCCGACGAGCAGGGCGCGGAGGCTTATTTCCACGACCAGACCGTCTACTGCAACGACACTCCCGATTCCAAGGTGCAGATGAACGTGTGGAGGCGCGAGCTCGGCATCCGCGTGCATGCGGCGCGCAAGGCCAGGATGAGGCGCCTGTCTTACGAATGGCTGGCGGGGCTGCGCGAGATCGTGATCGACCCGGAGCGCTGCCCGCTAACCTTCTCCGAGTTCACCTTGAAGGAGTTCGAGAGGGACAAGGAGGGCAACTGGATCGACGAGATCCCGGACGGCAACGACCATAGCATCGACGCTGTTCGCTACGCCATGATGGACGACGTATTGCGAGGTTAGGCAATGGCTTTTCTCATCGTTCTTCTCGCCATTCTTATTGCCGTCGGCATCTGCGCTCTTCTCGCCATATTCGAGCTCATGCGGCTGCTGGCGTGCGTGCTCGTCACGCTCATATTCCTCGCCCTTGTTGGCTAGGCCTTCTTCGCCTTGGTTCCGACGTTTCCGAAGCTCATGTCGAGGAAGGTGTATATCTCCTCGCCCTCGGCCGAGCCGTCAAGCAGGATGGTGATCCAGTTGTCACGGTTCATGTGGTAAGCCGGGCGGAAGCCTTCTCTCGTCTTCAAGGAGGCGACGATGAGTGGGTCGAGCTTCACGTTCACTATGCCCACGCGGCCGTCCTTCTCAAGCCCCAAAGTTCGGTAATCGACGTCCTTGGTGGCTGCGAACCATTTCTTGTTGTCGGTGCGCTTGAATATGGCGATGCCTGGGTCCTGCCTGAACATATGGACGGACTCGGATCCGTACTGGCTCGCAATGTACTCGTGCAGCTCTTCGAGGGTCATGGCGCTTTCCTTCACCTGCTTTCTCTTCTCGGCATTTTAAGGCATGGGGCTTGTTGTGACATGAGCGGACACTTCACCTGACCTTATCGGCAGATTGATGGAGGTGCGCACATGGGTGTGAATGGCCTGGACGAGTATTGGGTGCCGGAGCACGTGAAGGACTATCTGCGCAAGCTCGGGTTCGTCCTTCCCCTGGATGACATGGAGCCCTGGATTCGCTCGTGGGATGACTGGATGTCAGCGCGCGGAGACTTTTACGATTACAGGGACAAGGATGGTATGGGGCATGTGTACGCGGTGCATAGGCGGTCCATTCACCCTGCTATGCGCGTGTGCAAGGAGTGGGGCTCTCTTCTCCTCAATGAGGAGGTGAGGGTCGTCTGCGAGGACCAGAAGGCCACCGACTGGATCAACGCGTTCTTCTCTTCCACAAGCTTCATGAACGCGGCACAGGCGACCGTGGTACGTGCCTTCGGGCTCGGAACGGGCGCCTGGGCTCTTTGGATTGACCTGGGCAAGAGGAAGGTTTGCATCCGGCACTACGACGCTCGCATGGTCATTCCGCTCTCATGGGACGAGGACGGGATCTCGGAGTGCGCCTTCGTCACCAGAGCGTTCTATCGCGGCAAGGCCGTGGACCAGCTGCAGATGCACCTGAGGGGTGGCATGGGCCTCTCGGCAGGCACCTCGTCGCCTACCACGTCTTCGCCCGGAATTGCGGACGCTCTTCTCGCCAATGAGAGCGAGGAAAGCTACCGCATCGTCACCGCGTGCTTCGACCACGAGGGGAACGAGCTCGCGCCCGTCGGCATTCTCCCCATATACGATACGGGCTGCCCTTTCCCCACCTTCGGCATCGTGAAGCCGGCCGTCGCCAACACGCGCGTGGACATGAGTCCCTATGGGCAGAGCGTGTTCGCGGACGCGGTTGACGCCGTCCAGGCGGTGGACCTCACCTTCGACGCCCTCATAAACGAGATCGACCTCTCTAAGATGAGGGTGTTCTTGTCGGACGTCCTCTTCGACCGCGAGCAGGACGGCAACAAGAGCGTCACCATCCCGTTCGGCAAGCAGGACTGCACCGTCTTCCGCAAGGTCATGAGCACGGAGGACACGATTCAGGAGTTCGCGCCGGCGCTGCGCACGAGCGGGCAGATCGAGGCGTTCCGCGTGGCCCTGCAGATGCTCGGCGACCTGACCGGCTTCGGCATCAGCTACTTCGACATGGACGAGTCCCGGGGGTACGTGAAGACGGCCACCGAGGTCTCGTCCGACAACTCGGCACTCATGCGCAACATCCGCCGGCACGAGAACGGCCTGGAGGGCTCGATCGTCTCGATAGCCAGGGCCGTCATGCACGCGTCGCGGTCCTTCGGCGAGTCCATCCCCGACGAGGGCGAGGTCCACGTGCGGTTCGACGACTCCATCATCCAGGACACTGCGGCCGAGAAGGCCCAGGACATGCAGGAGGTGGGCGTCACCATGAACACCTGGGAATATCGCATGCGCTGGATGGGTGAGGATGAGAATACGGCACGGGCGCGAGCGGCCGAGATTGGCACGGATAGCGCCAATGGCGGTAACAGCAAGTAGGGCTCGCATGGAGGCGGTAGTAGCCTCTACTCCGCCTCCAGCTGGATCCTCTCGTCTTCCCTAACGAGCTCCACGCGATAGCCACACGCCTGGGCGATCTGGACGAGGGTGTCGGTGCGCGGGTAGCTCCCGCGGCTTATGAGCGTGGAGAGGTACAGCCTGGACTTGCCGAGGGCCCGAGACACGCCCACGACGCCCCGGCCGCCCTGCTCGCACATGTGCTTGATGGCGTCGGTGATCCTCATGCCCTGGTCCCCTCCGACCAGACGACGTACGAGGACCTGCTGTGGGCCTTCGGCATCTGGGAGACGCCGGAGGAGATGAACGCGTCCATGGCCACGCGGACCTACACTACACGGCGACGCCTGACGGCAAGGTGGGCTTCCGGCCGGTCAAGTAGCCGGCACCGCCGCAACCGAACGCGCGATCTCACGGGTGCGGTCTGCGGGTCGCTCCTGCTGCGTTGCGGCCGCAGCTGCCGCCTCTGCCGCCGACGGTGCGCACGGGACGCGCAAGCGCATGACCCCAAAGCGGTAACGCCATGGGCAGGGGTGCCGTGGTGTGGTTCAAACCTCGATGCGCTGTGCTTGCGTGGCCTGTGCGCACGGCCCGGCGGCAGATAAACGTCGACGACGTAACGCTCACGGCTTTGCTGTCTGACAATAACGGTAAACGTGCAGACCTCGCTCCTTGATGGACGCCAGTGTGCTACGAAATAGCCAGCCAGCGATAGAAGCTGTTTCTGATGCGATACAGAGGTGTGTCTGACCTGTCATTCAGTTTCTCGAGAAAACCCTGCTCATGGAGCCATCTGAACTGCTGCTTCAGTATTGGCTGCTCTTCGTAGTAGATGGTGCTATGCGTGCCGCCCCACACTCCGAACATAACATTCTTGTTCGGCAGTAAAACCACGTCTCTCAAAAGATGAGTATCGTCCTTCTCGACTATGTAACGTAGGTACTCGACTGCGCCTGCGCATAGCGTCTCCGCCTCGGAAAGCAGAAGCAACTCATCTGATGACATGCCGCTGCGTCTGCCAATGCTCGCACGAGCTTCGGCTTCCGTTCGGCGCTTCCATCGATAGAGCAATTCCACCGGGTACTTTCTTAGATCCGCGTCTATCAAATGCGCGCAGTCCTGGCAGAGCCATATGCCATTCTCGACAGATGATCTTTCATCCGCAGACATAAACGGATCATATCTCGGGCCACCCTCGGAAGCCGCTGTGATGTGAGCTGCCACGCCGATATTGACAGCTTTGTCCGGCTGTTCGCCTGGGCCGCTCGTGTGTTTTCTGCATTCGGGATTTGAGCAGACGAAGCACACTCTTCTTGCGAGGATATCCTTGGTCTTCTGGTTGAAGTCGTCTCTCATGAGATGTCATCAACCTTGCGGTTTTGCAATACGGTCAAGGACCGATGTGTCTGCGCCAACCTCACACCCAAGCGCAGCTGCTACCGAGGATGCCACAGCGAAGGCCATTTTCGGAGGCACGGCGTTTCCTATCTGTCGATAACGCGAACTTTGTGAACCGTGCCAGGGCATGTCCTTCGGGAACGACTGGATGGCAGCAGCTTCCTGAACGGTAATCCGCCTGAGCCTGCTCGGTATCGACGTCGCCACCGCACCACCGCCCATCAGCGAGTCGTGGTATGTCACGACCCACTGCTTCGCGCCTGTCTCAAGTGTCTCCTGGTCCACGATGGGCGTGCGGTTCCCTCCCATGGATGCCGGGAGGGTGGGTGCCGGACGGTTCATGTCCATCGGGCGGCCCTGCCCGTTGAAGAGCATGCCCGCAAACGGCGATGGCCTCAGAATGGGTTCCTTGGCAGCCGTCACTTTCGCCTTGCATGTCTCGTCGTTGCCCGACTGCCCCATGACGGGTAGGCTCCTGAGCGCCTGGGCGACGCCAACGTGCTCCTGAACCGTCGGCTCCGGGTACTCGAATTCGATGCCGTTGCCGCGGAGGCCTACCAGGAACATTCTCTCGCGCGTCTGCGCCACGCCGTAGTCAGCGCTGTTGAGTACTTCGAGGTACGTCCTGTAGCCGATTTTCTCGGCTTGGCCCCTGATGTCGGCCATGGTGCCGGCCCAGCGCTTGTTGCATGCCAAGGCCTTGACGTTCTCCATCACGAACGCCTGCGGCTCGACGCGCTCAACCATCGCGAGGAAGTCGAATACATGGCGCGAACGGGGGTCATTCGGATCCATCTTTCCCGCGACTGAGAACCCCTGGCAAGGCGGCCCTCCGATAACCAGCTCGGCACAGCCTTTTGCGGGGAGTTTATCGACTTGGCGTATGTCGCCGGTCACTATCGCATGCTCGAAGGGCCTGCCTGTACGCTCGGCGATCATGTCCATTGCCGCAGAATACGTCACCATCGCATCAGCGTTTATGTCGTTGGCGAACACCGGGGTGAAGCCAGCGGCGACAAACCCGAGGTCGAGGCCACCTGCACCGGTATATAAGCTGACAAATCTGGGCATTTCCACTCGCTTTCTATATGAGTTCATTCTGTTGGAGAATGAGCCCCACGGATGATATCATATCGCAGGTGACGAACGAACACGAGAGCGGGATATCCGAATGACCGACGAAGGCACGAACATGGGTGTGCTGCTAGCCAAATGGCGCAGGGCGGCAGGGTTGTCGCAGGCCAACATGGCTGACGCGCTCAGTACGCAGCAGGCGACGATATCGAAGCTCGAATCGGGTGCGTACAAGCTGAGCGTATCGCAGCTTCTCTTATTTCTGAGCGCCTGCGGGCTTTCGATGTCCGACGTCGCGAAAGAGATCGATGCTGCCACGAAAACGGAAGACAAACCGCTATGGGAGAGAGTCGATGAGTAGCGAAGCCATCCCAGACGTCGCCGAGGTGTTCCTCGCGGCGTCGATGCCGATTGACCCGAATTCCATGGACGACGCGGCCGAGCGGGTCATCGCCTTCTACGGAAGCGCGCCTGCGGCCATCTCGCTTCCCAAGGAGGAGGTCGCGGAGCGGTTTTCCGAGATGTGGGACCTTTGGTTTGCCGAAGGCGACATCCCCTCGAAGGAGCTGCGCGACGTCGTGCACGAGGCCGTCGGCGTCGACCCCGACATGGAAAGGCTTGCTGGAGAGTATTTCAAGCTCGTGGAGAAGCTTGAACAGAAGTCGTACATGAGTCGCGCCTACGCTGTCGCGCTCGTCGGTTGCGCGCCGCTCATCCGCACGCTCGTGATCGAGCAGCACTTAGGCCTCGACCGCATCAGGTCCATCCTCAACGTGCCGGGTGCCACGTTCGACGCGATACGTAGCGTGCTCGGGGCGATCGGCATATCGGCCGCCTTCGTCGTCGACGACATAGATTCGATACACCAGGCCGACACCGAGGATGTGTCCGCCTATTTCGGCGACACGCCCGCCGACGAGTCGGAGGGGACGCTCAAGGGCCTGCTCGGAAACCTCTCCCGCAACGAGGAGCTTTGGGAGGAGGTCACCGAGCTCGTATACGTTGGGTTCGAACCCTACCTGTTCATGCTGTACTTCGAGCTTCTGACGCTCGAGACCACCGACAGGTTCCCAGGACGGGCCATCTACGAGTGCGGACCTCGCGGCCAGAAGGTCAAGGCGCTCTGGAACTCGATGTACCATCCGACTCAGGAGAACCCATACCTCAACAACGCGAAGTCGGTCTACTCGCTGGACATGGCGTGGGCCGAGACGAAGCTCTCGCGCGAGACGCAGAACGGCTCCCTCATGCTCGCCGACATATTCGACATCATGAGCGAGCTGCCCTACACGACTCGGCGCCGGGTCGCACACGTGATCAGGTGCTATCTCGTCCACGTAGCGAACGAGAAGCAGGCGTCGACGCCTCTGCCCGGCATTACGCCAAATGGCATCCGCTCGTTCGTGGAGCGTGTGGCCGCGTCCAATAGCCTCACCAAGGGCGTGCTCGACCAGCGCCTGGTGGACTTCCTCACCATGTGCGCGCACGACTACGACAAGTGGGTGGCTCGCGGACTCGGCTCTTCTGTCAACGAGACGAACGCATCGGGCAGGAAGTTCGGCGACGTCGAGTACATGAGCCTCAAGGACAGGAGGACCATGCACGCCTACGAGGCGCATGGAGGCGGCCTTCGCGACGAGTACGTTCAGAACCACATAAACTCCCTCGTCGGGACGGTGGAATACCTCAAGGGCGCTGCCAAAGACAGGGGCGAGACGTTCGAGCGCGACGTCGAAGTCGCCTATGTAGCACACGATATCTCTAGGCTGAGCCGTTTCAAGGACGGGCACGCAGAGACAATCGGCGGTATCACGTTCACCTTCCGCTTTATGACGTTCTTCGATTTGCTTGAAGAGGCGGGCGGCATAGATTACGTAGTAGAGAAGACAGAACTCTTCAACGAGTTGGTTCATCATCGTATCTCAAGATTGCCTGATTCTTATTCGCTTAAGCAGCAATACCAAAGAGTATTGATGGGGCAATGGCTATGAGTCCAGAAGCAAAGCCGACTGAGAGGTTGTTTGAACCGAACGACACACTTGATGACTATGACCTTGCCGAAATAGCAGAATTCGAAGACTTAAGGCAAACACATAATTCTGCTCTAGACAGCGCTATACAGGATGGCATTGCTGCGCAAACAGGCGCGAAGACCGTTGCTCTTCAGACAGCCATGGACAATTTTGCAAGAGCAATTGATGAATCAGCAATCGCAAAATCAACCGGATTGCCCGCACGAACCCTCTCTGCCCAATACAAAGGCTTCATCGCCGAGGAATACTTCAAACATACGCTAAAAATCAACGCTCTCGCACAAGGCGTTTCGGATAGCAGCATCGGAATCTACACCAACGGCGTGCTCCCTGACGGAACCACGCTTACCGGCATCGACATGGAAGTCGATATTACCGTCTGGACGCGTGAGCACCCCTGGTGCCAGCCGATGCGAGAGAGCGACTGGCAATCAAAGATGCACAACAAGGCATCTACGTATGCCGACGATCTGGCAAGCAAACAGTATGAAAGGGTCAACTTCGTCGGCGGAAAAGGGCAGGGCGTAAACGACACTGTCAAGGCCAATATCGGCGGCAGAACCATCGAGTCTGACGCCATAACCCCCGAAGAAGCAACGGCCATGGCCGACGACGCCAAGACGCAAGCGACCAAGGCATACGGTAAGCGTGCGGAAAAGCTCGAGGAACTCCACGGCGTCGAGGTGCGCAACGCTATTAAAGCGGGGGCCGCTGCGGGGTTCTTATTCACCACGATACGAGAGGTCGCCGGCTTCCTGCGAGACTCTGATGGACTCACGGAAGAAAGATTCGTCCAAGGGATCGAGAGCATCCTTTGCGGGACTGTCGAAGGTGGGGTACGCGCAGGAGCCATCAACGAATCCGTCTACCTCTTTAGCAGGATACTCGGCAAGGAGGTTGCCTCTAGCTCTGCCGAGGCCATCCCTGCAATGGCTGCAGCAAATGTAGCGGTCGACTTCGCAAAAGACCTTTACAAATGCTTCGTCACCGGCACCATAGACACAGACGACCTGCTCTGTAACACAGTAGAGAACGCCTTCTCCTCTGCCGCCGGCTTCGGGGGCGGATGGCTGGCCGGACAGCTCGGTTCTCAAGTAGCTGGTCAAATAGGAAGCCAGGCTTTTGCGCAGAGCGCTGCTGCTATAGCATCAGCAAAGAGCGCCGCTGCAACAGGCGCTGCCATCGGATCGCCTCTAGGCCCAATCGGGACCGTTGTCGGCTCCGTCATCGGGGGGCTTGTGATAGGCATCTGCGCGCATGCCATCGTCGGTGTTGCTGATAAGGACGCCCAAGAAACGTACTGCGCTCTCGTCGAGGAGATCAATGAGCACATAGAACTTGAGGGCTGTGAGAGGATCTATTACTTCGCCGACACCATGTCGTCGCTTTCAGAGTTTCGTCTCTCCTTCAAGGATCTGCTGCCCTGCTACAACCTCATATCCGATCTCAAGGAGTACAACCTGCACAAGAAGGCCATCAGGTCAATTGAGGAGCAGCTCGAGACAAGCCTGGACGGCCTTGACGACCAGATGGAGCACGCGCTCCGCGACATCGAGCGGCGGCACCAGATGCAGCTCGACGAGCTGCGCGCCTCGTTCGAGGAGCAGAGAATAACGATGGTCGATGGCTACCGCGAAGCCATGAACACCTATGTTGCCAACTCCTATGCCCAATACGCCGGCTCTTTCGAGGCCATGACGAAGAGCGCCGATTGCCTCATCGAGGAGCTGAGACAACGAAGGAGCGCGCATTCATATGTGCTCGATTACATGCGCAACCGAAACGAAATCAACGCTGAGCTGAACGGCCTTCTACACGAACTCGTTATGGACGAGGAAGACCGGGAGAGACTCATGCCGTTCATCGACAAACTCAACTGGTACATGGGGCAAGACAGACTCCTGGTCGGCAGGCAGTACGTTTCATTCGAGGCTATGCTGGCTCTTATCGATGAGGTCGATGCAGCATGAGCTATGCCGACTACATTCCGCACCGGATGCTCCTCAACCGATCGCTGCGCAAGGCGTCAGGGGAGCTGCGCGATAGGGTTGACGAGTATCAGGCTGAATACGAGAGACGCGTGGCTGAGTACGAGGCCAAGATCGAGGCGACGGAAGCTGGGCTGAAAACAGAGCGCGAGATTGCCCGGGCGATGCTCGACAGAGAGCTGGACGAAGCCGAGGCCGAGCTACAGCTGTTCTGCGACGATATCGCGGCTTACGTGGACTGCTACCTCTATCACGAATGCCTCCGAAAGATAAGGCAAATCAGAAAGAACCAGATAGCCATATACAATGAGGATGATGCCTTCCTAAGCAGGCAGATGAGGCTCATCGGCGACGAGATCGAGATCCTAAACGCACGAAAGTCCGAACTCTCGGCTCGCGTTGACGTCAGAGACTTCATCGAGCTTTCCGGCCTCTCGGGCAACCCTCTAAGCCTTGAGGACCATAATGACTGCCATAGCCTTCTCGAGCACATCGAAACAGTCCTGAACGAGCAGACGGACAAGTACGACCCAGAGCGCTATGCGTTCAAGCGGCTCAAGATAATCGTCCAAGAACGGGCGGAACACCTACACACCATTCAATATATCGACTGGATCATCAGGCAGAAGAAACTCTTCAGCGCGCAGCTGTCAAGAAAGAGGGCTGCGATACGCGAGAGTCGAGGCGAGGCCCAGGCAAGCCTCACTTCGCTCGAAAAGGAGATTACCGTCGCAGGCCATGAATTGGATGAACTTGCCGAGCATGTGAGAATGCGCTGGGTGGGACCCATCGTTCGCATTAGCGCAGACATCTGCTATGCCATCCAACAAAAGAGAGAGGTAGGAGGCAAACTGCACAGCATAGCGAGCAGACACGAATACGACCCGGATTGGGATGACCTCGAAAGCCGACGCAAGAGACTGGAACGCGAGATCGGAAGACTCACTGACGAAAGAAAGGCCTGGTACAGCAGGAGAAGCGTCGTCCTCGGAATTTGCAGCAACAACGGCACACCGCTGAGGTCTGACGGAGGCAAGGGCAAGCGCGACGAGATAAAGCTCATAAAGATGAGGCTTGATGAGATCCAGGCAATACGGGTAGAGGGTACTGCTGAGGCTGAGGCAAAATACGAGTCGGAACGCCAGCGCATAACTGACGAGCGAGACGAGCGACTCCAAGTGCTCAATGAAGAGCTTACCGGCATCGCAAAACATGCGTGCGACCTCGAAGCCCAAGAGAGGGGCGCGCTCAATGAGATATCAGCGGCAACGCGCAATCTAAGAGCTGCCGAGGCTGCCGACAGGAGGTTCATACTATTCAGGATCGTGCCAACCGAAGAGATAGCATCCGCGAGATCCGCTCTAAGACGAGCGAACTCTCGCCATTCGGCCGTTACGGCCAATTTAGCTACTGACAAAGCCAGGCTGAGCGAGAAGCAAGCGGAGGTATCAGAGGCGTCTTCGCAGTTCGAAAGGAGCCTCAGGAAATGCAGACCACGATACCTGCGACCGACCTCAGAGGAATTGCTTGAAGAGAAGAAGCTACAACTGTTGCTGCAAGAACTTGAGGGCGGACGGCGACGGGAGGCACACCGATGAAGCTGCATGTCGATATCTCCCTCAGCAAGGGTTTCGGGGTCGTTGAGCGAACCGTTTTCAGACTCGTTCTCAACGGGTACACAGATGCAAGCGAGATCACAATCGCACTTTCACTGTTCTCTCGCCCCGTCGTGGCAAACGCCATACGACATCTTGTAAATAGACAGATACTAACCATCGACATGGCGTCTGGGCAGCTTGGGATTGCCAAGCCATTCGTGGCGGTGATGAATGTGTGCCTTGAGGAAGATATCTGCCTTGAGGTGCCTGACGAATTGCGCATGGCCATAAAGCGAGGCGGAGTGCTTTTGGACAGCGGGACAAGCCACGAGACGCACCAGGCCAAGTCCGAACTTCGTCAGCTCAAGGCTTCTCTTCTGGAGCACTTGGTTCCAGTCGTGAACCTCTGGCATTACGTCGATTCTCTCGACTTTACGCTTACAAGTTGCGAGGGAGGCGAATAGCATGGACAAGCATGTTTGGGCTGGCCACCTATCGGGATGGCGGGCATTTCTGACCGAAAGCATCAGCCGCACGGATGATTTGGGCGAGAAGGTGAAGCTTGACAGACAGCTAAGAGCCATCGAACGCGTGCGATACGGCGCCGCCCTCAGCCCCGCGCTCGTCTCACAGTTCATACAGCCAAATGCCTCACCGGCGGAACCATGCAAATTGGACAAGACCTTCCTAAGCCTGAACGATTCGCAGAGGAAGGCGGTATGCAGCGCTTTGGGCAAGGCGCCCCTTGTCCTGATCCAAGGCCCACCAGGAACTGGAAAGACGCAGGTTATCGCGGAGATATGCCTACAATTGCTTGCCAGAGACCCGAATGCCAGAATTCTTGTCTGCTCGGAAACCCATGTCGCTGTCAACAACCTTCTCAGCCGCATCAGCGACCTTGCGCAGGACTATCGGATTGTACGCATACGGGACAAGGAAGGTGATGGGCAGATTGATGCCTACTCGCCCACATCCATCGTCGAGTCTCACATCGAATGGCTTTCCTACGTCTGCGATAACGAGGAGGCTGTTGGCATCATCGCAGATGAGCTGAGAATGAAGGGCGAAGACGATCAAGGAGCCGAAGACAACAGTCTGGAAAAGGCGCTTGCGCTCTCATCGAACATCGCAGGCATGACATGCAACAGGGTCGCGGCATACGATTTCAGGGACACAACCGAAATGTTCGATGTTGCGATTATCGACGAGGTGTGCAAGGCAACGCTTCCCGAAATCTTGATGCCTCTACTCGTTTCCAAGAAGGCTGTCCTTGTGGGAGACCCGATGCAGTTGCCGCCCGTCTTTTGCTCCGAGGAGCAGGACGTGATCGAAAGCATTGAGGGCTGCAACCTGCGCGAGCTAATGTACATTGACGAGCTATTCAGGTTGGGTCGCGGTGTCGTCGCTCTCGATACTCAGTATCGCATGGTCGATGAGATTGGCGATTTAATCTCCAGCAACTTCTACGACCACAAGCTCGTAAACGGAAGGAATGAGGCGCGAGGCGATAGCCTGACCTGGATTGATTACAGGCCATCATTCGACTGCCCACCCACGAGACCGGCCATCGGCGGAACCACCTCGGTCTCCAACAAGGACGAGTGCCAGATTATTGCTAAGGTCCTTGAAGAAATCCGCGCCGAAGAAGACGTGGGGTCGAAGATTGCCGTGATTTCGCCTTACCGCGCGCAAGTGACAATGCTTAGAAACGCCCTCGGCCAATCCGATGACCTCTCGATTGACACCGTTGATGGCTTCCAAGGCAAGGAGAGCGATGTCGTCATATTCTCTGTAGCTAGGACGAACGGGCCGTTCAGGTTCGTAAACGATAGCCGCAGGCTAAACGTAGCCATCTCTAGGGCCCGCAACAGAGTTATCATCGTCGGCAGTCTCAATTACTGCAAAGAGAGGAGTTCTTTGCTCTCTGCTATCGCCAACTCCTGCAGGATAAGGACGATGTGAGCCCGAGCAATCAATCAGCTTGTGACACGCTGCGACGATGCCCGTACCGGTAAAGGTGCGGGCATCGTTCGTCTCTGCCCGCCTAGACTGACGAAAGGCAGGCAGGAACATGGACGGTGAGGCCAATGGCGGCCAGGAAGCCACGCAGGGTGCGCAGGACGCGTCGCAACAGCAGGGCCAAGGGCAGCAGGAGACGCAGCAGCAGGGCCAGCCGCAGGTAGAGGCCCCCGACTACGAGAAGCAGATCACCGAGCGCGACGAGAAGATCGCGGCACTCGAGGCGCAGGTCGCCGAGGCGGCCAAGAACGCAGAGACGGCCGAGCAGCTTCGCGGCGAGATTGCCGAGCTCAAGGCCCAGGGCGAGAGCGACCGGATCGACTTCAAGCTGCAGCTCGCGGGCGTGCGCAACGTGAAGGCGGCACGTGCCCTCCTGGGCGACCACGGCAACGACGTGGACAAGCTCAAGGCGGCCGAGCCCTGGCTCTTCGAGGCGGGCGGCAGGCACGCCAAGGGCGGCAGCGACGGCGGCTCCGGCACGACCGGGCTACCCAACGCGGGCGCCGCGAGCGACGAGGGCAAGACGCTCAAGCACTGGCGCGAGGTCGCGGGGCTCGCCGACGATGACGACGCCAAGAAGGAGGGCTAAGAGATGCCTAACAACATCGCATTCGCACGCAACTACACTGCCGTAATCGACGAGGTCTACCAGCGCGCGTCCGTCTCGGGCGTGCTCAACTCCGGCCGCCGCATGGTGCGCGCGGGCCACAACGCCAAGGAGATTCTCATCCCGAAGATCTCCGTCACCGGCCTCGGCAACTACACGCGCAACGTTGGCTACAAGACCGGCGCCATCACCTACGAGTTCGAGACCAAGACCTTCAACTACGACCGAGGTATCCGCCTGTTCGCCGACGTGATGGATGTCGAGGAGGCCGGCGTGAACGACTGCTTCGTGGAGGCCGGCACCGAGCTCATGCGCACGCAGGTGGCGCCCGAGGCCGACGCCTTCACCTTCGCGCAAATCGCCTCGCACGCGGGCGTGGCCGTGACGCCGGAGGACCTCTCCGAGGCGGCTGCCGTAGACATCCTGCAGGCGCTGCGCACGGTGACCTCGGCCATGGACGAGAGGCAGGTGATGCTCGGATCGCGCTGCCTCTTCATCACGCCGACGCTCAAGGGCGTCCTGGACGACTACTCCTACGCGAACCCGACGCGCTCCAACCGCGTGCTGGAGCGCTTCGCCCGCGTGGTGGAGGTGCCGCAGGCACGCTTCTACACCGCGATCGACCTGAAGAGCGGCGACACCGAGTTCGGCTACGCCAAGGCCGACGCCGGCAAGGACATCAACTTCATGGTCGTGGAGAAGTCGGCGGTCATCAAGTTCGACAAGCACGTGGCGAGCCGCGTGTTCAGCCCGGACGAGCTGGAGAGCCTGGACTCCTACATGATGAAGTACCGCAAGTACGGCATCGTGGAGCTCTTCGACAACAAGCTCGATGGCGTGTACGTCTCGGCCTCCACGGAGTAGCTGTGGCGTCCACCGTGACATACGAGTTCTACTCGCAGACCTACGGGGACGGTCTCTCTGAGACCGCCTTCGCGGCATCGCTGCCCATGGCCGAGGCGCACGTGCGCTGGCTCTGCGAGCTGCGCGGGGCCGACGAGGCGAGCGGGCGCTTCATGCGGGCCGTGTGCGCGGCGCTGGAGGCGTTCGCCGAGTACGGCGCGGGCGAGGTCGGCGGCTACACGATCGGCGAGTTCAGCGTGAAGAACTACGCGAGCCAGCAGACGACCGGCGAGGAGCTGGCGACCGCTGCGGCGCTGCGCGAGCTGGGGCTCTCGGGCATGGCGTTCACGGGGGTGTGCTGACATGCGCTCCATCCGGCCCATACCGCGCTCGGCGCTGCCCGACGTGATGACCGTGCGCACGCCCCTGCCGGACGGCGGCTTCGAGGAGCCGCAGATCATCGCCAACGTGCGCTTCGAGCGGACGCAGAGGGTCTCGGACGACGACCACCGAAGCGCCGACGCCGGCCAGGGCACCGTGTTCGTCGACGCCGTTAACTCCATCGGGGCCTTCGACGTGCCGGCGGGCTCGCGGGTCGCCGTGAGCGGGCACTCGATGATGGTGGCCGAGTCGCACGCGTGCTGCGACCTGTTCGGCCGCGTGCACCACTGGGAACTGAAGGTGAGGTGAGCTGTCTTGCGGCTTTCCTTCTTGGTGGCGAAGGCCCTGCTAGAGGGCGACTTCGCAATCTACTTCGCAAGTCTTCCGTCGGCCGACGTGGAGACCGAGCCCATCGTCCTGCGCGAGGGCAGGTTCGAGCGCACGGCGCGGTTAGAAGCCGAGGAGCGCGGGACCGTCACCGTCGCCGTGATGGTCGTGCGCGAGGTGGCGGCCAAGGCCGAGGCCGACGCTATCGCTTGCGAGAGGTGGATCCGACGCTACGGCTGGGAGCCAGTGGCGGAGAACGGCAGCTGACGCATCGCGGGCCTGGACACCACGGCGCCGGCGTTCAAGGAGAGGGACGGGTCCGGGCGCTTCGTCTGGACCTTCGACGTTGTGCTTACGGTGGTGAGGAGCCTATGAGCGACAAGGGCAAGCGCGTGAACGCGAGCGGGCATGTGGCCGAGGCCACGTTGAAGCGTGCGCGGCCGTTCGGCAAGGACGACAGGGCGGCGCGCGAGTCGCAGCGCCGGGCATCGGCCTACGAGCGTGCCAGGGGCAACGCATGAGGTCGATCGTCTACGCGGGGAACGACTTCTCCGAGATCTGCAGCGCCGAGGTGATCGAGCGGGCGGCCAACCCCATCGTCGCGGAGGCCATGGCCGTGCCGGGACGCGCCGGTGCTTTGCTGGTCTCCGGCTACATACCGCCCGTGGACGTGCGGGTGCGGCTCTTCATGGACATGGGCTACAACCCCGGATTCACCGGCATGGCGCGGATGCGCGGCAAGGTGCGCCGGTGGCTCAGCTGGCCCGGCGGCGGGAGCCTGGTGCTGCCCGACGACCCCGAGGTCGAGTACCGCGACGCGATGCTCGTGGGCGCGTCCGACTGGTCCAACCTCTTCGAGGCCGGCGAGTGCACGCTGACCTTCACCCTGTTCGACCCCATCGGCTGGGGCGCGGAGCGCGTGGAGCGCACGTCGCGCTTCGAGGTGGGCGGCGACTGGCCGACGCTGCCGGAGTTCCGCGTGGTGGCCTCTGCGGGGTCATACCTGCAGGTTTCGCTGCCGTCTGTCGGCAAGGGCATCCGCGTGGACTACGACTTCGCGGGCGGCGAGGCCGTGGTGATCGACTGCCAGGGCGAGACGGTGCTGATAAACGACGTTGACGCTCGGGACTGCGTGGCCCTGGCGAGCGACTTCTTCGCGCTGGAGCCCGGCGACTGCGTCGTGTCGACCTCCAACTGCACCTACGTGGAGACGCGCTTCTGCGAGAGGTGGGCCTAGCATGGCGGGCTCGGTGCCGACGCTCTACTGGTTCGACCGGTGGGACGAGCGGATCGGGCTCCTTCGCGTGGTCGGCGAGCTCGTGCACACCGAGGAGCTGAACGGCGAGGACACGCTCGAGTTCTGCAGCTACGAGGTGCCCGCGAAGGGCGACCGGCTGCTGTGGCTGGACGGCTCGACCTGGCGCGAGCACGTGGTGGTGCGAACCGACGAGCCGGTGGCCGGGCTCTGCAGCGTGTACGCGGAGTCGTCGCTCTGCGAGCTCTTGGACGACTTCATCGAGGAGGCCCAGCTGGTGAGCAGGACGGCGGCGCAGGCCCTGGCGGCCGTGCTGGCGCCGACCAGGTGGAGCGTTGCGTATTGCGCGAGTCTCGGCACCGCCGGGGCGCTGATCTACCACCAGAACGCGCTCTGGGCGCTGCGGCGCGTGGCCGAGGTGTGGGGCGGCGAGGTGACGCCGATCATCACCGTTTCGGGCGGGCACGTGGCATCGCGCTCGGTCCGCCTGGACGCCCAGCGCGGCGACTGGCGCGGCCTGCGCTTCACCTACGGCAAGAACATGGCCGGCTGCACGCGCACGGTGCTAGAGCAGGACGTGTACACCGCCCTCTACGGCTTCGGGGCGGGTCTGCCCTTCACCGACGAGGACGGCAACTACAAGGCGGGCTATAGGCGCAAGCTGACCTTCGGGGACATCAACGGCGGGCTGAACTACGTGGCAGACGAGAGCGCCAAGCAGGTCTGGGGACGCTGGAACGCTGACCGCACGGCGAAGGCGCATTCGTTCGGACAGGTGACGTTCTCCGACGTGACCGAGCCCGCGCGGCTGCTGGCGCTGACCCGCAAGGCCCTGGCCGAGGCAAGGCAGCCTAAGGTGAGCTACGAGATCGACGTGGCGGCGCTCTCGGGAGACGACGCGGACCTGGGAGACACGGTGGCGGTGATCGACACGAGCTGTTCGCCCGAGTGGCGGCTGACCGCGCGGATCGTGCGACGCGTGCGTACCTTCGGAGAGACGGTGGTGGCGCGGGTGACCGTGGGCACCGCCCAGCGGGCCGACTACGAGCAGGTGAGCGCCCTGGCGGCCGACGTGGCCACGCTGCAGAACGACGTGGTTGGCATCGACGGCAACCTGAGCACGGCGGCATCCGTGACTGTGGTCGAGTCCACGGTCACGACCGCAATCGACAACCTGGACGAGCTGGGAGAGCTGGACTTCTGAGGGGCGGCTGCGGCCCGCAGCAGGTCGCAGGTGCGATTTTTGCCCTTGAAAACATGCCTGCATGCGAACGTGAGCGGCGCCGGCTGTGGTGCGCTGGAACGGCGAGCGTGTTGCCTGTGCGCGGGACGTGGCCGTGAAGCGCACCACGGACGGGGCCGAACGTTGCGCGGCTGTGATGTGCGGGCATGTGCGAGAACCCGCGCAACGTTGGGACGACTTTCTGTGACATGGGCGGACGATTGCCCCACATCCTACGAGAGGGGGCAACATGCTCGACGGGTACGGAATCCACACGCTCATATGGGACTCGACGGACGAGCGGTTGGGCGACTTCCTGGTCGCGAGCCCGGCGGACGCCACGGGGCGCGGCCTTGAGCTGCACGTGAGGCAGGGCGGCGCGGCTGCCGACCTGACCGGGGCGAGCGTCTACTTCCTGTGGCGGCACAAGATGGCGGGCACGCGCGGCTGCGAGCCCATGGCTGCGGTGGACGCCTCGCTCGGCGTCTTCAAGGTCTTCTACCCGGCGGCCATGCAGGAGGCCGAGGGCGCGGTGGACGCGCAGTGCATGGTGAGCTGGGACGACAAGAGCATCAGCACGCGTCGCACGATCCGCGCGGTCAGCCGCCACTCGGGCGAACGGCACGCTTTCTATCGACCTGAGCAGCTACGCGACGCAGCAGTACGTGCAGACCTACGTGCAGCAGCAGATTGCGGCGCTGGATGACCTCTCGGAGGTGAGCTTCTGATGGCGGTCGGCACGATTTCGACACGCATACTCACGGACATCGCCAACGCGATCCGATACCAGGCTGGCGTGGCAACGACCTACAAGCCCCGGCAGATGGCAGCTGCGGTGGCGGCGCTCGACGGCACCAACGCGGGCAACTACCAGGCGCAGGGCTACATGCAGCTCGAAAGCGGCATGCTCAGCGAGTCGGTGTTCTCCGACGTCGCGGACGCGATACGCGGGCAGAACGGGCTATCGACGCTCTACGCGCCGGGCGACATGGCGGCGGCAATCTTGGCGCTCGAATGGGATGTCGGGTACAAGGTGCGGGCGCTCCTGCTCTCGGACGGCACCCTGGAGTTCAACTACTACGACCGGCGGCGCACCGTCCACGGCGGCACGATCCAGCAGGTGTTCGAGGTGGACACCAATGGCTATTCGAGCGCGAGCGCTAGGTCTTGGGACTCCATCAAGCTGCTGGTGAAGAGGGTCTACATCGACTCGTCCATCGCTTCCGTGGGCATCACCAACTGCGCGTACTGGTTCAACGCGTTCGCGAACTGCACCGAGGTCTCAGGCTTCGAGAACCTTTCCAGCATGACCACGGCCACGCAGATGTTCACCAGCTGCTCGGCCCTGGAGACGATCTACGCCACCTCCTTCACCAACCGCATCACGAGTGGCACCTACATGTTCAACGGGTACAGCCGCCTGGTGGGCGGCACCGACAGCTTCGTGCCCTCCACCACGAGCGGCGCGAGCGTGTGCAAGCTGGGGGCGGGCGGCGTTCTGACCGACCCAGCCAACGATGCGCGGCACTGGTTCTGGGCGCACTTCTACGACGACGGCGGGGCGGTTCTCACGGCTTCCTGCACGCCGGACGCCACGCGCACGCTCATCGCGAGCGGGCGGATCTGCGCGGAGGCCAAGTACCAGGGGCTCGGCTTCACGCCCTGGACGGGCGCAACGGGGCCGACGCACCGGCAGTACCTCACGAGCGTTGCCTTCGCGGCGGACATGGCGACGTTTACGTACCTGAACCTGATATACCTGTTCTACAGCTGCACCAATCTGGCGAGCGTGACGGGGCTTGCGAACCTCACCGGTGTGCGCTCGATGCGCTACGCGTTCAGCTCGTGCGCGTTCACGTCCATCGACTTCCGGGGATTCGACCCGTCCACGCTCACGGACCTGTTCTACTGCTTCTCGGGGTGCAGCTCGCTCGTGACGATCTACGCGGACAGCACGTGGCAGCTGCCTTCGAGCGGGATATCGGGGTCGCAGTGCTTCTACAGCTGCCGGAGCCTGGTCGGCGGCAACGGCACGGCTTGGTCCAGCGGCAATACCAGCTACACGTACATGCGCATCGACAGGGCCGGGCAGGCGGGGTATTTGACTGCTGTCTAGCGCGGGTTGGTGGCGAAGGTCGGGGGCAGCTCCTGGACCATGTGCTCATTGCCCATGATGGGCTCGAGCGCCTCCTTCATGAAGACGAGCGTGCCCTGCTCGTGGGCCTGACGTGTGATGGACTCCACCCACTCCGGCCTGGCGTCCACCTTGCCGCGACGGCGTCCCGTCTCGGTGCCCACGACCGTCCACTCGACGCGCGAGAAGTCGACGGGGCCGACGTCGTCGAAGAGCGGCTCGAAGGTCACGTGCAAATGGCCGCCTTCTACGCGCCGGCGCAGCTCGTCGATGCGGCGCAGCTCGCTTCTGCGCGTGACCGTGACGCCCACCCAGGCGTTGCTCGGCACGCTCGGCAGCTCCAGGCGCTCGGGCCGCTTGGTGAGGAAGATGAACGAGTGCTCGGGGTGCTGGCGCATGCGCTCGAAGGCGAGCTCCACCCACTCGGGCTCCCAGCCCGCCAGGTCGCTCATGCCCGTGAGCAGCCAGGTGTGGGGCGTGGGGTTGTCCATCAGGCGCAGCTTGCGCTCGAAGAACACGGGCACGTCAAAGTCGTCGGTCATGTGGAAGCGGCGGCAGTTGTTGCGCGCGTAGCAGTACGGGCAGCCGATGTCGCAGCCGATGGCCAGGTTGAGGTTCTGGATGAGGCACTTGATGGGCGTGCTCATCGCGCACGCTCCGCGCCCTTTGCGGTGGCCCCTCGGATCTTGCCGTGCTCGAACCAGTTGACCACGATGGGCGGGGCGTCGAGGGGTCGCTCGTCCGAGTCGTCGTTGACCACGTAGGGCAGGCCCAGCCGATCGCAGAGCCCGCGCACCTCCGCGTCGAGCGCGTCCCAGTAGCTGCGGTCGCGCCTGTTGTAGATGGCCTGGTAGAGCGGCAGCAGGTCGGGGTGCCTCTCGACTATGTAGCCCATGATGTCGCCCTTGAAGCTGCCGCGCAGGTTCAGGTCCTCCAGCCACACCAGGTTGCAGATGCCCTTGGCGCGCTCGATGATGGCGCCCACGTCGGTGATGCCCGGGAAGATGGGCGATATGAAGCAGGTGGTGCGCACGCCGGCCCCATGGAAGGCCTCCATGGCAGCAAGCCGGCGCGCGATGGAGGGCGCGGAGTCCATGTCGTCCTTGAAGGACTCGTCCAACGTGTTGATCGACCAGCTCACGCGTGCGCCGGGGAACTCGGCGATGAGGTCGAGGTCGCGCAGCACCAGGTCGCTCTTGGTGGCGATGCTGATGCGCGCGCCGCTGCCGCGCAGCTGCTCCAGCACCGCCCGCGTGCGGCAAAACTCCTCCTCCTGCGGCAGGTAGGGGTCGGTGACCGAGCCGATGAACACGCGCTGGCCCGCGTAGCGGCGCGGGTCCTTGATGGCGGGCCACGTCTTGACGTCCAGGAACTGCCCCCAGGGCTCGTCGTGCCTGTTGAAGCGCTTCATGAAGCACGCGTAGCAGTAGCGGCATGCGTGCGTGCAGCCCAGGTAGGGGTTGACCGAGTACCCGCCTATGGGCAGGTTGGACTTGGTCATGATCCCCTTGGCTTGGACGACCTTGACGGTTGGACCCATGTTGTTTCCCCTCGCTCTGACGTAGCGCGTCGAGGGGCGTCGGACAGGCGCCCCTCGACGCATCCCATGCTCGACTTGATCCTACGCCCAGTAGGCGTCCTCGGCCGCCTGGTCGGAGGAGAACAGCCAGACCTCGCGGATCTTGCCGTCCTCGACGCGGAACAGATCGACGCCGTTCATGTCAAGCTCGTCGCCCTCGCCGCGGTCTGCCACGAAGGTCACGTTCGCGGCGACGAAGCAGCCGTTCTCCGAGGCCCAGTTGGTGAGCACCTTGAAGGTGCCGTTGCTCTTCTCCATGAACCTGCCGAGATGGGCGCCGAGCGCCGCCTTGCCCTCCACGACGCCGGACAGGGGGTTGCGTCCGGGCTGGTGCCACTTGACGTCGTCGGCCATCGTCGCGAAGACCGCGTCGTAGTCGCCTGCCACCAGCGCCGCGTTGTACGCCTCGAAGACTTCCAGGTTGCTCATGGTGGTTCTCCTTCCATTCGTTTGCGTGAGGCCCTTTGCCTGAGCAGCATCCTAACGATTGGAACCGTTTTGCAAAGTACGAACATTTCTGCTACATTGTTGCAAAATGCAACTATTGAGAGGAGCAGCAAATGCAGAGCGTGTACGGCGTGTGCCCGTTCGCCACGACGCAGCGGGTACTGCAGGGCAAGTGGGCGATCGCGGTGCTCTACCAGCTGAGCTGCAGCACCCAGCGCTTCGGCGAGCTGGAGCGCAACATACCCGAGGTCACCCGCAGCATGCTGACGCGCCAGCTGAGGCAGCTCGAGCGCGACCGGCTGGTGGTGCGCAAGGTGTACGCGGAGGTGCCCCCGCACGTGGAGTACAGCCTGAGCGAGCTGGGCGAGAAGTTCCGCCGCGTCCTGGACGAGATAGAGGTGTTCGGCCTGGACTACATCCGCGAGCTCGAATCTGCGGGCGAGCTTCCCGCCGAGGAGGGGTAGCGCCCGCCCCGGCGCGAGCTTGTGACACCGCCTGATACTGCCTCCCGAGGACGGAAAGTCGATCTCGGGAGGCAGTTCTTTATGGAGTCAATCATCGTCGCGTGCATCACGGGGGTGGTCACGCTGGTAGGCGTGATCCTCTCCAACTCGAAGAGCAGGGCCGTCATGGAAGTGAAGCTGGACGCCCTCACGGAGAAGGTCGAGAAGCACAACCAGCTCATCGAGCGGACCTACCGCCTTGAGGAAGGGCTTTCGGTCGTGCGGAACGACATCGAGTCCTTGAAGGGAAAGGTGGCATGACATGAACGAGTTCCTGGCAAGCAACGACTGGCGGTGGAGGCTCCTGCGCACCATCGTGCAGGGGGTCCTTGGCGTGGTGATCGCCAACCTGGATTTGATCATGGGCTGGTGCGTGCTGGACCCGAGCATGCGCGGGCTCGTGGTGGCGCTGGTGATGGCGGTGCTGTCGCCCATCATGGCCGCGCTCGGCGGAGACGGCGACAAGCCGGAGATCCCGAGGGGTGAGGTCCGTGGGGCTTAACGGCATCGACATCAGCTCCTGGCAGGACGACCTGGTCGTCTCGGCCATGGGCACCTGCGACTTCGTGATCGTGAAGGCGACCGGTGGCGCGGGGTACTCGAACGAGTGCTTCCGACGGCACGCCGACGAGACGCTGGCAGCCGGCAAGCTCCTGGGCTGCTACCACTACGCGCGCGACCGTGGGTACGAGGGCTCGGCCGAGGCGGAGGCCGACCACTTCATTTCTGCCTTCAAGCCCTACGTCGGCAAGGCGATCCCGATCCTGGACTGGGAGGCGGACGCGCTGGACCTGGGGCCCGCATGGGCCAAGAAGTGGCTCGACCGCGTGAGGGCCAAGACCGGCGTGACGCCGGGCATCTACACGAGCAAGAGCGTGCTCTTCTCCTACGACTGGGCGGCCGTGGCCAAGACGTACCCGCTCTGGGTGGCGCAGTACCCGAACTACGAGGAGACCGGATTCCTCTCCGAGCCGTGGACCGACGGCTGGGACTTCGGCGCGTGGTCCTCTCCGCTGATCTTCCAGTACACGGGAACCGGGCGGATTCCCGGATACGGCGGGCACCTGGACCTCGACCTCTTCTACGGCACAAGGGACGACTGGCGGAGGCTCTGTGCGGTAGCCGGCGCCTCCGCTGGCACCGGGGAGGTGAAGGAAGTGGCAATCAGCAGGGCGAACGTGGCGGCGCAGATCATGGAGCACCTCTGCAACTGCGCCGAACATGGCTACTCGCAGCCTGGGCGGCACGGGACCTCGGGGCACTGCAGCGTGCAGACCGACGCGGGCGTCGTCAAGGTCACCAAGGGCGACCGCGACTGCTCGTCTGCCGTATGCGAGGCGTGGGAGCTCGCGCTCGCGGGCACCACCTACGACGGACTCATCACGCGGTACAACTGGACCGGCGGCATGCGGGAGATGTTCGTGGGCTCCGGGCTCTTCTCGTGGAAGCCGATGTCGTTCAACGCCTCTCGCGGCGACATCTACCTGGACGAGGAGAACCACACGGCCATGTGCATCCGCAACGACGGGACGGCCGACCTGCTGGGCGAGTTCTCCATCAGCGAGACCGGCGGCATCGACGGCGAGCCGGGCGACCAGACCGGGCGCGAAAGCTGGGTGCACGACTACTACAGCGGTCATTGGGACGGCATTCTGCACTACAACGGCAAGGCCGACGGGACCGCTGCGCCGGGCGAATCCGGCTCTGGTGCGCCATCCGGCAACGTGTCAGAGCTTGCGGCGAGGGTCATCGCCGGAGATTTCGGCAATGGCGATGCGCGCGTGGCGGCGCTGGGAGACCGATACGAGGAGGTGCAGGCGGAGGTCAACCGGATCCTGCTTGGCGGCTCATCCGGCGGCTCCTACGACGTGGACGCCATGGCGCGGCGCGTGATCGCCGGCGAGTTCGGCAACGGCGACGAGCGCAGGCGGCGCCTGGGCGACAAGTACTCCGCCGTGCAGAAGCGCGTGAACGAGATCCTCGGGGCGTCTGGTACGAGCTCGACCTCCATGGACGTCGACGCAATGGCGCGCGCGGTGATCCGGGGCGACTACGGCAATGGCGAGGAGCGCAGGCGCCGGCTCGGATCCTACTACTCGGTCGTGCAGCGGCGCGTGAACGAGATGCTGTCATGAGGCGGCGGCTGGAGTTCTGGGCCGACCAGGCGGGCTGGCTCCTGGGCGATGTGGCCTGCCTGGTGATGGTGGCGCTGTTCATGCCGCTGGTGCCGGTGTTCAAGGCTTTCGAGCGTGGCAAGCGCGCTGGCAAGGGTGAGTAG